AGCTAATCTAAATGCTTGTTTTGCTTTAAGTTGTTTGATTGTTGCCTGCATTGTGTCGAGCATAGGCATCATTTTTGCCTCATCGGCAATCAAACTTCTAAGTTTGTCTTCATCGCTATGAAGCCATACGTTTTGTTCGTGTGTCATTTGTTTCTTTCAATTGTTAAAAAAGGGATACCTTTTGAGTATCCCTTAAAGCTACCTTCTATCGTGTAGTTTTTAAACTGTACCAGTTGTCATTGAACCATCAACAGCGATTGTCAATGGAGAGATCCATACAGGTGCGTCAGGGCTAACTGTTGGTGCAACGCTAGATACATAACCGGTACCGGTGTAGTAGTAAGCGCCGTTAGCAGTACCGTTCATGAATAGTTTCCATGAAACGTTAACCTTGTCGTTGCTCAATGCGGCTACGCCATATTCAGCGGCTGTAGTTGGGCTAACTGGATCTGTACCAAAGAACACAGTTCCATCTAGAACCATGTTAGTACTGATTTCGTTATCAGCTGGTGTAGTAATCTTGTTCATGTCTGTTGAGCAAAAGTCAACCCATGAATAGATGCCTGTAGAGTTAGTAATAGTAATGTCTTGTAGACATGTTACTGATAACGGAGCGTTAGCTACGTTAGCAACGTCTGTACTAATCTGTAGAACTGGTTGTGTACCAGTTGTGTTTACGGTAATTCTTGCCATTTCGTTTCTCCTTGTGTTAGGCGTTAAGTATTAAATTCCATTCTTAGCAATCTGAATGTCCAGGTATGCTTTTCTGCTTGAGTAGGACCGAAAGTCCTAACTTGGTCAAAGTCTCGCTCAAAGTAGCCATCGAATAATTGCTGACCATCATCTTTATATGCTGTAACAAGATTCGCAATGATTGCGTTTACTTGTATGTTGTACGGATCGTCCTGATAACTGATATAAGTTATGTTGAACTCATCATACGCATGGTAGATACTGCCACAATATTGAATGCCTAGTTGGTGAGGATTTCTTGAGACTGTATGTACATCGCTTACATAGATACCATATCTAACAACTTCACTATCACTAGGGAAGTCAGAGTAGATTGGTATGTTCCAATCGCTTGGAATGTCACGCTGTAACACATCAATGATTTGTGTTTCATTGACTGTTGGAGCGTTTAACACTGTAACTGTAGAAACAGCCATTAGAAATATCTCCTATCTCCGTTGAAATAATCAACGTCGGCAGTCCAATTCTCTTCCAACTTTGTTGTAGGTCCGTTTGGCGCATCTTGATTTAAATCATACCAGTTCATTAATTCAAGAGCTTTTGTCCATTCGTTATCACAACGCTTCTTTGCGAAATCATAGTTCATTAAGTCAACTTCGTTCATGTTAGACACATCTGTTACAAGACTCTCGTAGAATACAAGAATCGCACCAAATGTATCTAAACGAATTAGTGTCTGGTCATTCTTAATAAGAAGACTAGGATTAAATGAACTGATTAATTGACCATTAGGCAAATTGGTATAATAAGTTGCGCCTATCACGGTATCGCAATACTTCTGCCACCAACCGAACTCCATCTTGTAAAGCCATTCTTGCGAACTAACTTTGAAGTATGGATCCCAGTCAATATTCAATGCGGCCGCACGGCGTTCTGCCGCTGGGTCGTAGAATTGAATGTCTGCGACAGTAGCGTTTGATATTCGTTGATATGGGACTGACATATTATATTATTTCCTTGGACAATGAGAGAGTATGTTTAGATACTCTCTCGATTTCAGTATTAAGCCTGTTGAATGTTAATAGCACCACCACGGCGTAAGTCACCAACACCAGAACCGAAGTAGCCAACACCTGTCAACCAGTTTTGTAGACCACCAGGAGTTTCACCTGTCTTGATTTGTAGACCGTCTTTTAGAACAGTGAACAAAGCACTGTCGCCGAAGTAAGCACCAACCAAAACTGGCTGAGATGTTACGCCTGCAACTGTACGTGTTGCAGAAGTCAAGAATGTAGTGAACATGACCATACATCCATAAACGCTTTCGATTTTGCCGCTTGACAACAATTCGTTACCCAAAGCAGATAGGTTAGAACCACCAGATTGAGAAACAGCGCCACCAGTCAATTCAGCCAATAGACGGTTCAATGAAGAACCATTTTGACCAGCTGGAGTAGCAGTAACAACATCAGAATCACCGTTGCTATCTAGAACGATAACTGGAGTGCCAGGCATACGAGCTACTTTGAAGTTTTGCTTAACGTTGCGGATCAATTGTAGAACTGAGTTAGCAGTGAAGCCTTGAGTTGCGCCACTTGGTGTAGCACCTGCGGCAACTAGTTCCATAGCACCCAATTGCAATGGACGAGCAAAGCCGTCAGCAGGAGTTGCTGTATAGTCCAAGTTACCTGGAGTTGCTTTAAAGCCTAAGAAAGCCTTAGTAACACGTTGGTCAACTTTTTCAGCGAAAGAGTCACCCAATTCAGCACCAAGAGTGGCAGCCAATTGGAAAGACGCCGTCCAACCGTAGAAAATATCGAATGCGGTTGTTGCAACTGCTGGAGTAGCAGTGATAGAACCTTGACCCAATTCAGGGTTTTGTACAACAGCGTTACCAGTACCCCATGTACCACCTGAACCAGCTGGGTTGTAATCAGCGTAAGTGATAGGAGCAAAGTTAGGAACCAAGAATTGGTTACCTTGAGTTGGAGTTACAACGTTAGTCATGTTGACTAAACCTGTAGATTCGTGCATAGCACGTAGAGCGAAGTTAGAAATTGCGGTTGTGAAGCCATCAGCTTCGTTATTTGAACCACCTAGTACATAAGCCATTTTAGTTTCCTTTTAAATTATGTTGGCAATCAGAGTATCTTACGACTTGCAGTAGATGCGATAGCGGACACGTTCATGCCCTTTAGACCGACGTTCTTACCTAGACCGTTACGTTGTGCCCATGCGTTAAATGCCGCTGGATCTTTCGAATAGTCTGGGATTGAATCGCCCATCTCGCCTGCGAAACTACTACCAGGTCTTAAACCAGAACCAGAACCTAGTGAACTCTGTTTGAGAAGTTTAGGATTACCCTTAGCAACTTCTTGAACTAGACCCTGGATAGATAGCGGATTCCCGTCCATTGCATAACGTTCACGACCTTTAGAATCAGTGATGACATAAGTGCCATCATCGTTCCATTGAATATTACTCTTAACTTTTGTCAGAGCATAATCCAACAAGTCCGGATCAAATTTGTCCATGTGTCGTTGAATTTCACTATCTAGTTCCTTCTCTCTTAAGGCTTGGTCCTTGCGGGCTAAGTCTTGTTGAAGTTTACTAAACTGCTCATGTAAATCGTTAGTAGTAGTTCGACCTTGACGTTGTTGCTGAGGTTGAGACTCTGCTGGCTGTACGTTGCCACCGGATTGTTGAGCCGAAGTTCGTGCTAGATAGCTTAACGCCGCTTCTACTGATTCAAAGTTTTGGCCTGAAGCATTGCTCAAGGCGTTTAAAATTGAACTAGTGGTGCTTTTACGAATAGCACCTGCATTTACTTGTTGCTCACCTGCTTCGTCAATTTGACCCTGGGCAGTACCAGCTGGCTGTTCGTTGCCAACGAAATTTTGATTATCCATTTTTAATTTATTTCCTGATTATAACGTTATCACCGAAGTGTAAATGTATTTATACGAATTGGCGATAGTTCTGTTTTTCAAGCAGAATTATCGGCCAATATTGAGTCCGTTCAATTGAACTGCGACTGCTTGTTGTGGATAATAGCTAACACCAGTATCTACAATTGGGGTACCAGCGCCACCTAACAAACTTGTGTTGTTAGTGTTTACGCCTTCATCAGTTTGTTCATTTTCAACATCGTCTTCTTCACCATACATTTCATGTTGGGGAATCATCGATGGTTCTAAATCACGACTGACAACTTCTTCATTTTCTTGTGTCATCAAATCACGCAAATCAATATCTTGAATTGTCTTGATATAGAGATTTTCGTATTCTGGAATAGCTTCTGCTGGAGCAAGCATACCAATGATTTCTTTAGTAATAAGAGCTTGAATAATTGGGTTATCACCGACCATTGTTTGAGCTTCTTTGATTAGAGCCATACGATAGTTTGTATCGTGTGCTTCATAGTCTGTGTTATAATTAACTTCACCTGCCCAACGTTGATCCATAAAACGTGCCGCATATGTGAAAATCATTTCTTCGGTGACTTCCATCAATCGTGCTTTTGCTTTTGCTAAACGGTGCAATGTCTTACGTTCTTCAATGATTGCAACGCCAGATGCGATTTGATTTTTAGTATTCCTTAATCCACCTAAGCCCGTAAGTGCCTCGATTTGTTCTAAGATATCTTGCTGTTTCTTAATAACAGCATCAACATCGCCGGTGTTTACAGGGATAGCCTCAACTTGTCCCTCACTCGCTCTCACGATAGCTCCCGCGTGGACAGGAATCTTTACGCCAGTTTCAGCACGGATTAAGGTATGTGCGAACTGAATGGCTGAATATGCTTCACATTCTAATTTGTAATGTTCTTTTTGTGCGTCACTAGCGGCATCAATATCACTTACACCAACGTCCATTGTGCGTGGGTCACGACGACCATATGCGATGAATACAGGAATGGACATGCCTGGTGGGAAAAAGCCTTCACCAGTTAATTCAGCGTCTTCATCCATCTTAGCGCCAATAGAACCTTTTGGCACTTCATAGCTTCTCCAATAACTTGGTGTAACTGCGTCACCTAAGTGATAGCACTTGATGTAATAGCTATCTTCCTCTTCCATTTCTTTAATCTTAACGTACTTAAGGATTGGGCGACCACCGTAGTAATCAAATTCCCAATCCCAAACGTCTAGCGGACTGATAGCGCAAACATAAGGACGTCCTAGTGAACCTTCGCCTTGTTGTGGTGCATCAACTGCAACCCAGCAATGACCAAAAATACTTGTCATGTCGCCGACTTGTTCCATGAAACTAGTCATAGAACGATTAGATAGGTCAGCGTCTAGATTGAATAAGTCTACCCACTCGTTGTTTTGTGGATCGATATATTGACCAGTTGGTGTACAGAATTGTAAATTACGTTTTACGCCTGGTTCGAACAATACATCATTGATTGTGTCAACGATATAACGGCAGATTGGTTGTGCTACCGTGTTCTTGATCAAGTCGATCCACATTGTAGAATCTTCACTTGGACGTTTCTTACGTACATACTGTTTAAAGGCATAGCCGCCCAAATATGCGTACTGATACGAAATCATCTGTTCATAGATTGCTTCATATATTGGACTTCGCTTCAATAATTCCGAATTTTTCATAAGTTTTTGTTTCTCACTTTATATGGCGTTTTCATGCCCTTAATTTATTACAGAGTATATTGTATTTATACTTTATGGTTTACTCTTACAATTGTCACCATGCCATCTAGGAAATACATTATTTGGCATATGTTGTTTACAATTAGGACAATATGTTCTTGGCTGTGGTACGCCTACTCTTGTTTTTCCACCCCATGCATTTTGTCGTCCTTTTGACCACATATCTTTTGTGTTTTGCTTATGTGTTCCGAGCCATAGATGTGCTGGATTAACACATAATGGGTTATCGCATTTATGACAAACGCACATGCCAGGAGGTATCGTAGTGTCATTATGCTTTTCATAACTGACTCTGTGCGTGGTTCGCATTTTCTTTTCATCTCGTATCATTCCATATCCGATATTGTTTGTGGCACCTTGCCATTCCCAACATCCTGTATTTTGATCTATTTCAACATTGCTCAACAATCTTGTGAATAAATCCACTCCTCTTAGTCTTTTCATGTGTTAGCTCCATACGGCATAGTCCTCGTCTTCCTTGCCGTTCATAATTTCTTCCCATGTTGGACCTCCTGGATATAGTGGACTGTTAGGCATATGTTCAATGCCTGGTCTGATTCTGTTAGCAAGTCTTTGATCCATACCAACGTATTCAACTCCACCTACTGTATCGTGTCTGATTGGGAACAAGTAGTGAATGCCATAACGGATACAATCTCCCAAGCCGTCAATATGAGCATATTTTTGCTCAGTGTATTTCACTAATCGTTTGCGTGTGCCATCTTCAAAGTGATATGTTTGAAGTGCTTCCAATAAAAACTTATCGTCAGGTTTAACAACAAGTCCACCTCTAGCAATGAAAGCATTAGATGTATTGTCAGTATCAGAGATTAGCGGGTTACTCTTGCGTGTATTCACAATTGTAAAGCCATACTTTTCTAAGATAACTTTGTCTGTTACGCCGAATGGGCTTGTGGTGTCTCTGTTAGTTTGTGCACCACTCATGTCAATAATTGAATGAATGCGTCTACGTGGAAAGTCTTCACGTATTGCTTGAGCTATGCCTTCTGTGCCACAATCTGGAATAGCATAACTCTTTAAAATCTCTATCTTACCATCTAGTTTGCCTGGATTAATTACCTGTGCTACAGTAGCGCACATGACTTTTTTGTTAAAATCGTGAAAGGTGTACAGGTCTCCACCCATATCTGTGATATCATTACAGTATTTGTTTTTGTCCCATGTGTAATAGAACATGTCGGCAACCGATTCCCATTGACACATGTAATCTTGTGCAAACTTTAAGGGACTGATGATGCGTTTTTGTTCTTCGATGAAAGCACGATTACCAGAACGCATTTCAAGATAATTGAAATGACGTACAATATACTTGTCTGGACTCTGTAGGGCCAATTGAAACAAGTCATGTAAGGGTCCTGTGCCGTTAGGTGTCGAGATAACAATCAATCGACCAGCAGTGTCAGGCTGACCTACTTTAGGACGTAATCGGTTTGTAATTTCTTGTAAGGTATCTTGTGTGTACAGTGCCGCTTCGTCTGCTACCCAAACGCCAACGTTAAGACCACGTAAGTTCTCACGTTGTTCAGCACTCTTACAACGAATGAATGTACCATTAGGAAACTTAATGGTTAGCTCTGAATTATTAATATCTTTACCATCAACTAAGCCAAAGTATTCAATACATGACTTCTTGAGTGGTTCCCAAATCAAAGACTTAATCATCGCACCAGTAGGCGCCGAATAGATTATGTCTTTTCCACGATGAAAGCGAGGGTCTGTAGCGAATATTGGCAGAGCAATTGCCGCAAGGAACGTCTTACCACTACCAACAGGCACGATATCAACACAGTGCTTGTTAGTAGTGAGCCAATCTGCTAGTATAGTTTTCTGCTCACCGAACAGTGGAATATCTATGTTACGCATTTACTTCCAGTCTGGTAATTCTTGCGTAGGAAATGTAAATGCCGCGCCGATTGCTTCGCCTTTACTGGTAATATCTACTTCCTTAACATCCGAGATTACTTTAGAAATAATAAATTTCTCATAATCACGTACATCATTCCAGTCGTTTGAAATGATTGCTCGATAGTAATGTTCTGCGATATTATCAGCGAAACTTTTGCCAGTTGTGCGGGCAATTGCATCTAACAAGTCAGCGCCACCTAGTTTTTGAATAGCGCCCTTTTTGCGACCTGCATTAGGACGTGCGCCGCCTCTGCCAGACTTTTTGATTTTTTGATTGTTTGGCATAGGTGCCATCTCAAATGTATTTTCAAGATTGGCATCTACTATGTCTTGAGGGTAATATACTTGTTTTGTCATAGTAATCCTTTCAGCAATAAACCTATTGCGATGCCTACGATTATCCACTGAATGTGGAATCTAATATTCTGCCAGTTCATGTGTTTAATCTCTTGTTAAAAGCATCTTGTAGTTCATTGAACTTACTGTTATTGGGCATTGTCTGATGTATTTTGTACATATGTTCGACTTCGTTTAGTGGCTGAGTTTCAATCATCCATAGGAGTTTGTTGAAGCGCCAGCTACAAAAGCAATGTCCAATAAATTGATTTTTTGTCATAGTCCTAGTCGTTCTTTAATCATTGTCTCTAGTTCTAGGCCTTTAGCGTGGTCAATGCCATCACTTTTTAAGGCTTCATAGAAAGATTCAACTACTTCCGTTGGTTGATTTCTAACCAAATGAACATAGTGTTTGAACAACTGAGGGTTAGCTAGTCGTTGTTTAATAGTCTGTTGATTCATGATTATTTGTTGTACTTTGCTTTATACAAGTCTTCTAGTTGTCTTGCCACTGGGTGATTAGGTGCTTCACTTTTCATTTGTACAATGAATGCTGATGCTACCTGTTCGTTCATACCGATAACACTGTTCTTATAGTGTTCTACGATTTCTGGTCTGTCTAGGTTTGCTAAAATAATGCTCATTTGGTTTCTCCTGTTTTCTTTGCTCGTGGTTTGCGAGGCTTCTTTGGTTTCTCAATAACCTCTGCGACTTTGTGTTCCTGCATTGGGATGAGTACGTCTGCTTGTGGAAGTCTACCGTTTGGTAGTCTTACTTTAAGCCATAATGATTTTAAAAAGTTCATGTCCATTCCTTATAAATTGCTTCCATCTCTAACTGATGTGGCTTTGGATCTCCGTGAAAAGCAATAATCTTGCCTTGCTTTTTCTTTGCTACAAATGGTTGCCACTTGTAGCTTACAGTCCATTCTCTTGGGAAGAATTTGATTTCATCTTTGTATAAGTCCCAGATGTGATCTTGATCACCATATGAATGGTTATCTCTATGTTGGTCATGAACTGTGTCCCAGATATCGGGATACTCGTTAGCTCTCCAACGTAGAATTGCTGATCCAAGTTTAGTCTTGTTAGCATGTGGCACTTTGGCAGAGATGACCCAACCTAAGTTCTCTAAGCACGTGAATTCGTCTAGGTTGCCATAGGTAAGATATTCGTCTATGTTGTCGATAATGATCATGTCCAAGTCTAGTAGAAAATTAACGTCTTCACTAGGAAAATGTCCTTCACGAAATGGATATGTTTTCCACCACCAGCCTTTAATGTCAGGGTATTTGTTGACTGGCAAATCTATTACCTTGATGTTTTCATTTAAGCCAGTGGTGTCTTCGGTAAAGCAATAGAAGTTGAATGGCAATGTCGTGTGACGACATACCATACTATACAACTTATTGACATAATCACTGTTGTACTTTGTTCCGTGCTTTACACAAATGATGTTATACATAGACCTTTTCCCAGTCTTCTGGTTTATCTTCTGGATCAAGTCCGTCGTAAAGAGTCTTGTCACTTGGGTCTAGTTTGTTTTTGTATTTCATCGTACCGAAGATACTCAGCAACTTTTGATTCTTTTGCTTCCATGTATCTACGATTTCTTTGTATCTGTCACTGCCCAACATGATTTGTAGCTGAGTCTTTGAATCTTCAATCGATGGGTTAATATCGTGTTTGCTGTCACTGATTTTGTGCATAAACTCAACGCACTGATCAATCTCAAATTCATTCATATATGGACTGAGTTCAGTGACCATGCGATCAAAGTTCTTGATGTTGTTAACAAAGATTGGTTTATCAACTAACAGGCTCATTGCATAGTCTCACGTTTTTGTGCTAGATTGTCTGCTGTGATGATTGAACCCATAAACTCATAGACTGTACGCAAGCCTAGAATCTTAAGGTCCATGATTCGTTGATTTTCATCGCTGAGACCAGACACATCGATATCCATCATCTTGATGATTGCTTCGTTGATATCTTTCATTAAGGGTTCTACTGATACCCAACGTGTGCCATCTGGGCCACGTTCTACTTTATAATTGTTCATAAATTTCCTTAAATTGTTCCCTTGTGATTTCACTGTAGTTTGGTAGCGTGAAATCGCAACTGTTGTTGCTACCGTTGACTCTTACAAAAGTTGTGTTAGAATGTTCTTGTACTAACTTCTTTAATCTTTGTTTGTTTTTGATATCTTGGCCAGTACTATTTTGCTGTGCTGAATAATTTGGTGTACCAGCATAGACGTTTGGCAATTTCTCATGAACATCGCTATAATCGAATCCAATGATATAGACAATATCGTGATTATTTTGACATGCTAATTCAACACTGTTTGTTCCACTGTCTGTTGTACTCTTACGTGATTGAACAAAATTGATTGGTTCACCACTACGTTCTAAATCATCAATCTTGTTTGTGTGCTGAGTATAGAAAATGGTGTCGTGATGTACTCGATTCCTCAATATTTCATCCACCATAAAAATGTCCATGCTCACTAGGTAATCAGGCATGAAATCACGATAAAGAGCATTGCAACCATAAGTTGTCATATGCTTGTTTATTTGATCCAGGTCAAAGTCTAGGCGACTGGGACCATTGCCTATTACACATGCCATGTTCATTTTTTCTCTTGCTTACCTTTGTAGCCTGATGCGTATGCGGCACGTGCTTGCGCTTCTGCTTGTTGCTTAGTTGGGTATGCTTTACCGTGATCTCCCCAACGATACATAATCTTACCATCGACTCTAACTTGTTGTACTGGCATATCTTCTGTTTCCTTTGATAATGTATTTATTCTCTTGCAGATATTCTTGTGGTTTCGAACCACTTCCATATCACTCATGGTCTTTTCACATTCATGGCATTTAAAGCCAATGTGAGTCCAGGCACCAGCAACAAGTTTGTATATCTTGCTCATTGCTACGTCTGGCTTAGAGGGATCGTCTTGGGTGATCAGTTTCTTATCCTGTTTGTCGTGTCTTGTTATTTGACGTTCTAGGTAGGTAGTCTTTTTTTTACTGATGGGAGCAACGCCAACGATTGCATCCCAATCATCATCACGATACCTCGTATTGTTCTTTGATTGTCTGCCGCGCTTCATTTTGTTCTCGTTCTAGCTTGCGTCTGAGTTTGTGTGATTTACTCATATTGGCTCTGTGTTCCGCAGACTTAGGCTTACCTAGTTTTGCCTGACGCATCTTTTCTTTTTGCTCAGGTGTTTTTGGTACTCCCAAACACGCACGGCGTAAGCCCTCCTGAACACGCAATAGCACATCAGGACTATGTGGTCCTGTGCCTCTACGCCATTCAGTGAATCCCTCTTGTTGGAGAGGTTCTGGATGAAGTTCAACATCGCATTGAGTAATGTACTTGACGCCATTATCATCAAATCGATGCCATCTTGAATACTTTTTATCTTTCATATTTGCCTCTGATGATGTATTTAATAGATTGGATCGGAGGACAAACAAAAAAGGGTGACCCTATGCCACCCTTTGTTAGTAGATTACCATAACTTATGTCTGATTCACTACAGACAATCTACTGAACGTGAATTACTTGTACTTAAAATATTCATCTTGACTTAGCCATTTTACAAACTTATTATTACAAGTAACACAGACTAATTTACCAAAATGATTATCAGTCTTTACTCGTTTAAGTTCATGTGTTTCATGACCATGCTTGTTTACTTTTTTATTGCTCGTCCATGCTCTTACGCCACCTGAATAATTCGGTCTGTTCCAGTTTATTTTACTCATGATTAGCCACCAAACGCTTCATTCATGGACATCGTGCCTTCGTCTAGTTGCCAAAGACCTTCGTATGTGTAAAATCTCTTTTGACTTTCTGACAAGTCATCAGACAATTCAAAATCGTAATCTTCGCCTAGTAGATGAAAACGTGCTTTCATTTTACCTTCTTCTTGCCACATGCCAACTAATGCGACTGGAAGATTTGCTCGATGATGTTTTTGAATCTTCTGACCGCGAACAACTTTGTATTTTACTCTGCCTAGGGATAGTTTGTGTAAACCGTGTTCTGTGTAAAAATCATCTGCTACAGTTTGAAGTACCTTGTCGTTATCTTTTTTAATTGATCTGTATGTTTCATCTAGAGCAGTTGTCATATCTGAACGCATGAAAATCATATAGCGAGTATCATCCTCTGTCTTGATGGACATGTATGCGGTTGAACGAATGTATCTCTTGCCAACTCTAATATTGCCTATTTGCAAGCGCATTTCCACAATTTTGTCTGTCTGCCAATTTAATCTTCTGCCGTAACTTCTCTCCGGTATTGCCTCTTCCCTGACCTCTTCAGAGGTCGCCGAAGGCGGAGAAAAAGAAGCCGTGGCTTGCCCACGCACATTTACAAAGTTCGACGGCTTGTCCGTCATGCTTTGCTGAAATGTATTCTTTTTCTTATTCTTTTTCTTTTTCAATTCAGAATTAGAATACATTTCAGCAGGATTATTAAAAACGTATTCCTTGTCGTCTTCCTCGTCCAGCGAGTATTCTATGTAGTCTGGTGGAATTGATTTATTGATAGGCATGCCGAGGCGGGCCAATAATTGTTCAGCGGTTATATCTGTCATTTTTTATCTCCTATATGTTTGTACCTAATGCTCATCTTTTGCGGAAGATGAAGCCCCTGCCGCAAAACAGGGGACTTCTTGACCATTAGGAGACAGTCGTTATACGTCATAAAGTTCTAAAAAATGACGCATAATGTATTTATACAAGGTTGAT